GCGCGTTGCGTCGAAGTCTGAAAACGCGAAGATTGCCGGCCTAGAGCCGCCGTACAGACGCCTCGGCGAGCCGCTTGCCTGCGCGTTGCTGCGGGCCTTATCACGCACGACGATCGCCGCCCTGCGGTATGCGTCCTGCACGTTCTCGCCTGCGTAGCGCAACCTCGGAAGCGCAGGATCAGACGCCCGAACGAGATCGGCAAACGTCGCCTTCAGTTCCTTAACGCCGCGAGCCTCGATGGACAGCAGGACGGCGCGCGCGCTTTGTTTCCGTGCCATCTACATCTCCTCCGCGTGATTCCGTCCAGACAGTCACGAGGTCTTGAAACTGCCCCGGCGTGAGATCCCAGAACTCATCAGCCGATAGGCCGAGGTGAACTATTCCGACGGCCCAGAGCCGTCGCCAGAACCGTTTGGGTCCTGATCTGCCTTGGCTTGCGGTGAGACCATGCCAGCCGTTTCTTTCTTGATCGCCTCGATTGCAGGCGCGAGGTCCTGCATGGCTTTGGTGAGTGATTCGGCGTACGGCACAAAGTGCGTAGGGTCGAAAACCGCTTCCTCGCACTCGGCAATCGTCGCGTCGCGAAACTTGCGATGGACAAGCGCGAACAGGATGATAGCCCGCTGCGCAAACTCAGGCAGTGTGTCCAGTGAGCCTGGGCCGCCTTCAAGAATCGGCACGCCCAGCAGCCGCGAGGCTCCGGCGAGCGCGCCCAGGGTCAGTTGCAGGCGATACGTCTTTCCGCGCCAGTAGACATCCACTCCTGGCGTGATTGCGTCGATCATTGGGTCTCCTTCAGTGTTTGGTGCGGCGGTTACGGCCCGCCGCCAGCCGTCCGATGGTTACGGAGTCGTTGTAATACCAGTCGTCAGCCGGAGCACGATGTTCGCGATACCGGCTCCGTCTACGTCACGCTGGTGATTCAGCGACTTGACGTAGGCGCTAAACGCATGCACCGCCGCACCGGCGTCCGAGTCAACGAGGTTGAACACCACAGCCTCGGCGGTCGCCGCGTTGTAGTTGCTCAGCAGCGCCTGATGCACGTTGTTGGCGGCATCGTAGTAGATACCGAAGCTCAACTCCTGCGCGGCGCGTCTGCCGCCGACCGTTACCTGGTCGTCGTCATCAATCGCCGTCACGTCGATATCGGTTCGGTCGCCGCCCGAAAACGAAACTCCGAATACCCCCGGAATTCTCGTCAGGACGGACGCGACCGTCATCTGAAGTTCTGTTCCTGCTACCGCAAATGCAGCCATAGCTATCCCTCCCGCTCATTCGAGCGATTGCTTTTTGTTTCGTTCCCCGCCGGTCGCTAGCTGACGATCTGAAAGCTCAGCGAAACAGCAAAAATGCCTTCTTCGAGCGCCGCTTCGGACAAAAGGTCACTCTTGTCCGCGCAGTAGCAGCGCTTAATTCGCACGCTCCCGCCTGTGGGTATGACCTGCGCCAATCCATCGAGGTCGGTCAGCACGGCATCCGCCACCGCCCACGCCGCCGCCTGAGACGAAGCTAAACAGACAAGCTCGATGACGCTCTCTTCCGGCGCATGAACGTCCGCCGTCGCTATCGCCATCCGGCGCGACGACTGCAAGCGGAACTGAATGTAAGGCAGCGTCGCGTTTGTCGGCGCGTACACCCAATACGACCTCGATCCCACCGCCGCGCGCGTCGCCGTGGCTTCGTCGCGCAGATACTGGCCGAGCGCTTCCATGACTGTCATGCGCCATACCTCCGGCCGCTGCTCGCGTAGATGTGCATGTCGCGCCTCAGCCCGTTTCCTGGGTCACGGATCGCCGTGATGTCGTACCACTCACCGCCATGCTTGATGCGGTGTTCGACGGTGATCCCGTCCAGCCACAGCGCCTCGAACACGACATCCTCGGCAGATCCTCGCGAAGCGGCCACGGTCGTTTCAGCAGCAGAGAGTGTGCGCTTCCTCGCGTAAATCGAGAACTCGGGCGTTGCCGCCCAGCCGCGGCGAACGTCGCCAGCGGTGCCCTCGGATTCCGTCGTGGCGTAAATCTCAAGCCACGCAGTTCGGCGGCCAGCGCTCAAATCAGGCTCCAATTGATGACCAGCGAGCTGAAGCCCTGCTGTAGCATGTGGCTCTGCACTGCCGCTGAGTCGCCTACGATGACAGATTCGCGGTTGAGGTACAAGTGGCCGGCCATGAGCAAAATAGCCGCCCGCAGGTCGTACGGAACGTCTGCTGCCGTGGTCCACCCGCAGACGAACTGAATTTCGATTGGGTCGAGGACGCGCAGCGTGGGCGTCGGCCAAATTTGCGAATAGGACAACGCCAGGAGCCCAGGATCGCGCGAGGGGGATATCTCCCACCTATCCGCGTCGAATGTGCGCTCTACGCCCGCAGAATCGGTGTACTTCACATGCGTGACGGACTGGAGCTGTCCGAACGGCATCTTGATCCTGTCGGATAGCGGCCACGCGTCCAGGTACATGCGCCACGTCTGAGTCACCAGCTTCCGGCCGGTGATCGTCTCGACATAGGCCTGCGCGGCGCGAACATACGGCTGATACTGCTCGGCCGGTTGTCCGTGTAGACGCGCGTGCGCCTCCATCTCTGCGTCAGAGACGGCGAAGCTGGCTGGGCCAGTGACGAGGCTGTATGAGTACGTTTTCATTGTGGGTATGGAGGGGAGGGCGGAGGCGTCCCCGTTGGGTCC